TTCTCTGTAGTTTTCATTAGATCCATCATTCCTATTAGATGAAGAACTAGAGGAACTAGGTGGGGGTAAGGATGCCGCAATTGCCGAACTTAAACAACTGGTTGGGCATCCTATACCACATTTACCAGAAGGAGATTCATCGCAACTATCTGCGGCTTGTTGGTTATTATTATTGTTTTCATTATCATTATTATTCGAACCACCGAAACCAAATTCAAAACCGGATCCTCTTCCAAATAAATCTGACCAAAAATTACTCATAGTATTTGAACCACTATAATTTTGCACATATTCATCGCGATAATTTTGACCACGCATAATTTGTGCTGTATTTGTTGGTTGAATTAATATATTAAAAATATCATGATTACTCCATTTGATAGGTGGCCAATATTCTTTGGGTTCTGCATTTTTTGTAGAAGGAATATTGTAAATAACAATATCTAAAATATAATATCCAATATCTGTTAATTTACGTTTGTTTTCTTGCGTAACATTACCTTTATTGCAACAATATTTACTATACAATGCTATAGTAGATTCCAATGGAAACCCATCTTTGTCAAAATAGGTATAAATAAATTTATCAATCATTTGATTGATTGATTGTCCAGGAACAGGAACATTTGTAGTTTTTTCAGTTTCATATTCAGGAACTCTTGGATTAATCACAGGTCGGGGTAACGTTCTAGCTCCTTCCCTTAATGGAATCATTTTCTTGGACAAATAGTGTCCAAATATATACCCAAATATAATAAATAGAATAAGATATATAAGCATATTGATTATTTTAATTTCTTCCATCTTTATATTAATGCTATATTTTAAACTATATATAAATATATTTATTTTATAATATATGATTGTAAATAAATATATAATTATTAATAAAATAAGTGAAGGTCAGTTTGGTAAAATATACAAAGGAAAACACAAAAGAACCAATGAAGATATTGCCATTAAATTTGAAGTATGTGATAATGAAATCAAATTATTAAAACATGAAACAACTATCTTAAATTACTTGTTTCAAAAAGGTTCTCGAAATACACCTCATGTATATTGGTATGGAATTTATAAAAAATATTATGGATTAATTATGCCATATTATGATTGTACATTGGATCATTATTTGTTACATCATAATTTGTCTAAAAAAGAATTGATTCAAATGACATGTAAAATGATTACTATTTTACAAACGATTCATAAAATGGGCGTCATTCATCGTGATATCAAACCCCAAAATTTTATGATGAAAAAGGATGAACTATTTTTGATCGATTTTGGATTATCCACTATTTTTGTAGATGAAAATTTACAACATATTGAACCAAAAAATGAAAATAGTTTTATTATTGGAACCCCTAAATTTATTAGTTTACATATTCATAATGGAAAAGATGCATCACGCAGAGATGACATCATTTCTTTGATGTATTTGTACATTTATATGATTAATGATTTGTCTTTACCATGGGAAAATGTCCTTCATATAGACGATGAATATAGTCCCCATCATATTTTGCATTCGAAAAATATGGAAAGGAAGAGAAAAAAAGAGCAATTCCAAGAAAGTATTTACGATAATACCATAGAAAAAAAGGTGTTTCATTATATTTACAATATAGAGCACAAAGAACAACCATTATATCAATGGTTAATTGAAACATTGAACGAAAATTAGTGTAATAAATATTCAGTAATATGAAGACTAATATCGTCACAAAACATATTTTTGCAACATTTGTTTATGATAGATGTATAAAGTTGTAATTTATGATACATTTTTTCAGTTAATATATTCACTTTTTTTTTAACAGAAACTTGATATTTTAATTCCCACATGCAATAATGATAGAAATGAGAGGTTTGTAATGGTCCAGTGAGAAAATTATGTGTATCGTGTATTCGAATATGATGAACCTTCCAACACTTTTTCATCTTAATTTTGTATTTTTTAACTTTTTTTTGAATTATATTTTGGAAGGAAGGTAAATTGGTTATTTCCATAGTTGTCTTTTACTTTACTTTAAATGCAAGGAAAAAAAATATCAATTTTATTCATATGGATAAAGAAATTCCAAAAAAAAAGATAAAAGATCTAATCATAATTAGTTCTTTTATTTTACTATTTTTGATATTTTTGTTATTTTCACAACAATTACACCAATATGACCAATGCATAATATTTTCTTTCTCTATTACCATATCAATTTTTATTATTGCATTGTTTAGAAACGAAGACAAAACAATTGATATTATTCATATTGCATTGATGATTTACATATTTTTAGCCCTTTTTAGCAATAATATTCATGTAATATGTATTTTTATTTTAATATTGACTATTATATTCTTTTACTGGATTCGTGATAATGTTTGTCCAATGGGACAATATGAAACACTAGAATATTTTCATTGTCTTCTCGTCAATCATCCATTTGAATCTACTGTTATACCAATTATTGCCTATTTGATATTGTTTTATAAGTTGTTTAAACTACATATTTATGGAGAAGCACGTTGAAACTTCTGAATACACTCCCAAATCTTTGCAGATTCTTTAATGTTGAATGCACCTCTCTTTTGTGCAAGATTTACATAAGATACAATGATATTCAATGCAATATTTTCATTTGTGACCTCTACATCAGATAAGTCCATAGTTTGTTCTTGTTGCTGAGCAGGTGCAGATTCTTCTTGTTGTGCAGGTGCTTCCTCTTTCATTTGACTTTGCTGAGAATCACCAGCAAAAACAGTTCCTTGGAGAGAGTCGGGTGTCTTTTCAACTTCAGGTTGAGATGCTTCCATTATATTATTCTTTACAATACACTATTTAAGTATTTTAAAGAAGAAAATTATAATACTTTTTTTTCAATTTTTTCAAACAAATCTGGATTATAAACCAATTTACCAGTTGGTTGGTATTGATCCACAGATGTATAGACTTTTTTAGGTTTGTCATTTGGATTGGTTTGTCCATTATTGAATAATTTAGCAGTAGGATCATTTGAATCTTCAATCATTTCATTTTCATTTTTATTTACAATTCGACCTAATTCATCTACTGCGACTCCTGTGCGTTTTTTATATTCATTTCTTACATAAGAAGGTACCCAATTTGCCCAAGAAACATAAAGTGTGTTTGGATGAACATAGCGAATATGAAATTTATTGGCTTCTAACTTGGCAATGACGTAGGCAATACATTCGGCTTTATTATAAACTGGTTCGCCAAATATATATTCAGGAATGGTAAACCAAATATATTGATCTTTCATTTTGCTTCGTCCTGTTGCTCGAATACGTTTATGTATGCGATTTAATATTTTGTTAAAAATGGATATTTGGCGTAAATCACGTTGTTGCTGTTTGTTATATAAATCATCAATGTTAATATTATCATTTGATTCGTCATCAGTTGTAAATAAAAAACAAGACATCTTCTTATAAAGACAGATGAAAAAAAATTAATATAAATACTTTATTTATATTTATATATGGATGAAGAAAAATCAATAAAACATTTGGTAGTATCAGGAGGAGGTACATATGGGTTATCTGCTTATGGAGCATTACGTGAATTAAGTAAAAAAGGTTTTTGGGACATATCCAATATTAAATCTTGTCATGCAACATCTATTGGAACAATTATATTAGCAATGATTTTATGTAAATATGAATGGGATATATTAGATGATTTTATTATTAAAAGACCGTGGAATACTGTATTCAACTTTGATATTAGTCAATTATTTGAGGTTTTTGATAGAGGGGGTATTTTTGATAGATCGGTAATTTTTAATGCACTAAAACCAATTTTTTCCGGAGCAGATATGGATATGAATATAACGATGAAAGAATTTTATGAAAAAACAGGAATTGAATTTTATATTTATAGTGTCGAAATCAATGCTTTTGAATTGGAATGTATTTCATATAAAACATATCCACATATGCCTTTAATTGATGCTTGTTATACATCTTGTAGTTTGCCTATTTTATTTAAACCATTAACTTTTGAGAACAAATCATATATAGATGGAGGTATTTTCCTAAATTATCCTATTTTAGAATGTTTAAATATTATGAATGCCGAACCAGAAGAAGTATTGGGAATACGAAAAATTATTGATGATGAAAAACCGAACTCTGAAATGGTCCAATCATTTAATTTATTAGAATACGTAATGTATTTGGTAAAAAGTATTATGCAAAAGGTTAATGTAGATATTGATGATAAGGAAAACAATTATGAGAATGAAATATACATTCATATGGAATCGATTACATTTGAATCAGTATCTGATTTTGCTAATTCAGAAGAATATCGAAAAAAATTGATTACTATTGGAGTGGAAAAGGCCACCGAATTTTTAAATAAGCGTGAAAAATAAACATATGGAAAATAAAGTATATGTTTATTCATTTTTCAAAAAATCATCTACAAATTGTACTAAATTAGGTTCTGTGATTTTTGCATCATAATCGATTTTTTTATTGTCTCTTAACATAATAATGGTTGGATAACCATCAACTGAAAATTCTTGGATTTGTCGATTATCGCCTTCTGTACAATCGATAGATTCACAACTGATTTTGTAATATCCGACTTCTTTACCATCATATTCAGATGAGAATTTCTCCCATTCGGGTTTTGCTCTTTTGCAATGAGGGCACCAATCTGCAGAGAAAAATTTGATTTTTGCTTCACTAATGCGTCTATTTGCGTTTGCCATATTTTCAGCTTCTAAATTTTCAATAGTTGATTTTGCGTACCATAAATATCCATAATAACCAGCAACTACAAAAATAATAAAAAGAATGGCAGGTACAAGAAGTTTGTTTAAGGATTTCACATAATCTGTATATAAAAGTTGAAAAATATTTGCCATTATATTCTAACATTACATAATTTAATTGCAAATATAACACTTTAGAAATTGTAGTATGATTTTTTTTATAATATTAATATAACTATGGCTAAAACCTACAAAGTAAAAAAATCAAATAAAAGAAAAACAAAACGTATTTACAAAAAAAAAGATTATGAATCGAATGATGGAATGTTAACCAGTGTTTGGGGTCCAAGTGCGTGGCATTATATTCACACATTGAGTTTTAATTATCCAATTCACCCAACATGTGACGATAAGCGTAATTATCGAAATTTTATATTAAATTTGCGAAATACGTTACCGTGCGGTAAATGTCGCACTAATTTATGCAAAAATTTCAAGAAACTGCCTCTTACATGGAAACATATGAAAAATCGTGATTCATTTTCAAGATATGTATATAAATTGCATGAAGTCATTAATAAAATGTTGGGGAAAAAATCGGGATTATCTTATTGTGATGTAAGAGAACGATATGAACATTTCCGTTCGCGTTGTACAATAGAAGAAACAAAAAGTAAAAAGGAAGATGGATGTACCAACCCAGTATATGGTGAAAAGTCCAAATGTGTATTACAAATTATTCCTGACAAACAAAAATGCGAAACATTTCAAATAGATGACAAATGTGTGAAAAAAACTAAACATTAATTATGAATCATTCTTTCATATTGATTATAAAAATCTACAGAATTGAATTTTATTCAATGCATTATAAAGTGGAATAATATTTGGTGTTATATTTATGGTCAATGATTATATAGATATTTCTATCTTACTTTATTTAGAAAAAAGGTTACAAACGTGAATCTACATAAACGCGAACAATAAATATATATTTTTATACCAAAGAATATATATAATGAATAATAATTTGAGTCCTATACCGTTAGATAGTGATTTAGAAAGTTCATTCCAAGAAAAAATTGTAGAAACTTCAGAGTTAGAGGAAAGTGTCCAAGTTCCGTCTGAACCGTCTATGGTAACGTCTGAACCACCCAATGAACCTATTAATGAAAACCCTCGTGCTCCTCCTGCTATAAAAACACAATCGAAACCAACAAAAAATATACAAATCAATAATTATCATTCACCTGAAATATTATTTTGGACGGAAGATCCAAATGTACTATTAAATACTCATTACTGGCATGAATTTTTTCCAACAGAATCTATGACCTTTAACCAAAAGTTAAATGCTTTAACCCGTATTGTTTTGGTTTTGACCATTATTTCTTATTTATTTACACAAAAACCTCGTATTTTAGTAGTTTCGGGAATTAGTTTGTTATGTATTTTCCTTTTGCATTATGCCACCAATCAAAAATTATTAGGCGAAGGATTTATGCAAAACAAAGATGGTTATGTTAGAAATTATAATCGCAAAGGCCCCTTTATTCCTATTAATACAAATGAAAATCAGTATCAACCCAGTACTCCTGTTAATCCATTAAGTAATGTACTAATGAGTGATTATGATTATAATCCTCATAAAAAACCAGCACCTCCAGCATTTACCAAAAAAGACAGAGAAACTATTTTAGAGGAAACCAAAACGCAAATTCAAATGTTGAATCCTGATCAACCAAATATTGACAAAAAGTTATTCCAAGATGTAACAGAAAATTTAGGATTAGAACAATCTATGCGACAATTTTACAGTACTGCTAATACAACTATTCCTAACGACCAAAAAGGTTTTGCCGAATTTTGTTATGGCGACATGATATCTGCAAAGGAAGGTAACAATTTTGCAGCTGTAAGAAATAATCCAAGATATAATTTACATTAATTAATAGTAGATTTTCAAATACAAAATATATTGCAAATATATAAAGCAATGTCTACTGTAAGTAATTATTCATTTTACAATATGGCCCGTATTGAAAACGACAACACCACCCAAACTCAACAAACTTTACAAAATGACCGTTATGCTGATTATACTACCACCAACTATTTTAGCCAAAAACCTGCAGATAACCAAATTCAATTTGCAACACAACAACCTGCAGTTGTTCCTACTGGTGTAACTGGTGCTGGTATTAGCGGAGAGAAGGTTGAAAGTGAATCTAATTTATTATTAGAAACAGAAAACGAGAGAAATTTAGGACGTTTGAATTTAATGCAACGTCAATTTTTGACTGTTCCTTATTTAGGAAGAGGTTCTGCAGATCCTACCTTGGAGTTGCAATTATTGGAAGGCGAACCAATTACTGAGAAGAAGAGCACATCCACTGTGATGACACAAAGTTTCATGGGTTATTCTTTGTATCCTACCAATGATGATATGGAAAATCGCACAAGTGATGCAAAATATACCGTTGAGGAAAGTGCTATGAATGGATGGGTACGTGGTGGTGCGGATACACGCGCACCTGCTGATGGCGATTTGTCCAAGAATGGTCGTCCAAATAATGGTGGTGTTTAATTATAATCTCGCCTTATAATATAATGGCAAAGTGTAGTGGTAGTACATATTACGGAGGTAAAAGTTGCAGCAAAGGAGGAGGTGATAAATCCTATTATACCATGGGTGGTAAAAAGACAAAGTCCAAGAGAAAGACCAAGGGAAAGAAGGCCAGAAAAACTCGCAGAAAGACATCCAAGAAATCTTTTTTAGCTCGCCTTTTTAAACTTTAGGAAAATCAAACAATATAAATAATTGATATTTATATTGTTCAATGAGCAATTATTATAATTTAGATTTATCTATTCCTCCTTACAAAAATGATTTTGAATATCGTGCAATTATGCGTCAATTATTTTCCATGCAAAAAGTGGTCATGCATTGTGAAGAAATAGACGATATTACTAACGACGAAAATGATTATGATACTGATTCTGCATCCAAAGCCATGGATTTTGTTTATGAACAAACAAAAGACAATGTGTATTTTCAAAAATTATACGATGGTGCTGCCGGAAAAATGCTTTCACAAGATAGAGAAATTGGTTTAGCAGTCCTCTATTCTTATGATTATATGTTATATTTCCATAAGTGTTTTGTGGAATATCATAAAAATCCGACAGAGTTTGACGATAAAAAAGATAGTTATATTCAATTGGTAAAAAAACTATTTTAGTAAGTTGTTTATGCAAGTCTTTTTATATAGTCATATTATAAATGGCATCAACTTCCAATAAAAATACACCAGGTAATTATCAAGCAGAACAAAGAGCTTTTAAGCAACAATTAGATTATAGTACTAATAAGGAATATGCGTTTGCAAGTCCCACTTACAAGTCAGGATTTGGTACCAATCCCGGTCAATTACCAAACACAGAATTGGCAAAAAATCCCAATGATATTGAATCATTTTTATTCGGTATTGGTTCTACCAATTTAGTTAATCCTCAGGGACCTGTTACTGCAGAAGTTCGTAATATTCCGGAACTCTCTATGTTAGATCGTAGAGTACCTTTGATTATGCCAAAGGAATTAGTCATTCCCAATGACCAACGTCCTTTTCCTATTCCTAAATAAATAATGTTACTTTATTCTATAGATGCCAGTCGACGTAAATCTTTTAGGTAAAGAAGGAAACCAACTTTTTCGTGAATGGAAAGAAAAAGTAAGAAAACATAATAGTTATTTAGTAAAAAATAAGTATCACAAAGAACGCAAAATGGATTCATGGAACAAGGAATTAAATGAAATGAATGAACATTATCGCAAAGCACTGAAAGAGGAAGAAAAGAAAATGAAAAAAGTAAGACATGAACTTGACCAAATGAGAAAAGAAGAAGAGCATTTGTTAAAAGTTGCTGAACAGAAGAAAAAAGAGGCAGAACAAAAAAAGAAAGAAGCCGACCTTGTTAAAAGACGTTTCACTAAAGAAAAACGAAAATTAGAATTAAGCAAAGTTGTTCCTCGTCGCTCTTCTCGTTTTGCTTCTAAGAAGAGAGCACGTTGTCCCAATGGTAGTCGTAAAAATCAGAAAACAGGACAATGCGAAAAGAAATCTACTAAATCACGAAAGCGTTGCCAAAACGGTACGCGTAAGAACAAAAAAACAGGTAAATGTGAGTAATTGAGCAAAATATGCATAAAATTGAAAGGTATTTGTAATATATTTCAATTCTAACTTATTTAATTTTAACATGTTTAAATTTACTCCGAATACATCACGCCGATCTAGAAATATTACTACCCGTGGAGGTAGTGATACTTCTAAAACCAGTATTGTCATCAGAAACGATAATGACGAAGACGGTGAAGAAGAAGAAGAACATATGAAAAAAATCACACGAGAAAATAACCATATTTATTTCCACGCGGAAGTAGATCGCGATAATATATTTGAATTGGTTGAGTTTATTCGTAAGTGTGAATTGGATAATATTATTCATGCTCATAAACTAAATTTGGATGAAATTCCTATTTACTTGCATATTAATTCGTTTGGTGGATCAGTATTTGATGCCATGACTGCCATCGATGTCATCCAATCTTGCAAAGTACCTATATATACAATTATTGAAGGGGCTACCGCGTCTGCAGGAACATTGATTAGTGTTGTGGGTAAGAAACGATATATGCGTCCAAACGCATATATGTTGATTCATCAATTGTCGTCGGGATTTTGGGGAAAAATGTCTGAAATTGAGGATGATTTCCAAAACAATAAGGTATTGATGGATAAAATTATGAATATTTATAAGGAACATGCAGATATTCCTAAGAAGCAATTGGGAGAAATATTGAAACATGATTTGTGGTGGGATATTGACCAATGTAAAAAATACGGATTAGTGGATGAAATGTGGAATCGTACTTAAAAATTCGTTAAAAACATTTCTTGAATATTCTCATACATCTCATCTTTCTCCTTTTCAAAAACATCAATAAAAGTGAATGTTTCTTCGGATTCTTCCTTTTTATTTGTATCTTGTGTTTCATCTTTGTTGAGTTCTTCATCACTTTCTGATGAAGAATTTGATTCTTTACTCTCAGATTTATTCAATGATTTTTCAGATGTGTCAGAAGTAAAACCAAGCATGTTTAACAACGATGAAAAGAAGTGTCCAAGACTTTCCATTATATTATAATGAAGCAAATGAACAAATACAAAAAAAATCACTTACTTGGATATACGCCATATAATTGACACAATAAAGTACCTTCTTTGGGTTGAACACGAATTTTACAAAACCCCTTATCTCCCCATGTTTCGCCCCACGAATTTTGTATAATCCAATACATACCTTCTTCATCATAATCATAACCAACGAGTAACACTGCATGATTCAATGTTTTAGTACTATTTATAGGTACATCAATAACACCTTCTTTATAAAACCGAAAAAAAATATTATCGGCATCTAATGCGATTGCCACCGGATTTTTATTTACACTATATTTCATGTCCAAAACGGATTCGGGTATAATATATTTGTATTCTGTCATATTGGATCCAAGAACACGTGTATTGTTCAATTTACAATATCCGGTTTCTGTTGCATTATAAAAATAATCTTCATGACTTGATAAACCCTTTTCTTTAATAATATAATCCATAGCTAAATCCATTAATCCGCCATTACATCCATAATTTTCGGAAGAACAATCGACCAATTCTTGTTCAGACAATCGATCTACACTATAATTTTGTTTTCGCATAAATGTTTCTAATGCAGATGTTGTTGAAAATGCCCAGCAAGAACCACACGATTTTTGATTTTTCACAGCACTTAATAATCCAGTATTGTTCCAAGAAAACCCCCTTTTCGTATTTTGTATTATTTCTTGGATATATTGTACAGGTTCGTCCATAAGTTTAAAAAATTTGTTTGCATTTGGACTTGGTTTATGAATAGTATTTACCATTAAATTTTGTGTTGTAATATCATCAAAATCCACATTGTCCATATATTGATTCATATCTAAACGTAAGGATTTGTTTTGTTGTTTCAACATTCTATTTGCACTTTGAATATGTTTAAAATTTTTTTCAAATGTTATATACGACTCCTTATTTTTTTCTACTAAATGCACATATTTTTGTTCATTTTTATCACAAGTCAATAAAGGTTTTTTGAATTTATTATAATAATCAAAATATTCTTTTGCATATGGATATTTGTTCATCGTTAATTTGGTGATATATCGAAAACGCGTTTTATGAAAAAACCCATTTGTTCTAAATAAAAGGAATAAAAGAAATAAATAACAATACATATATAAATTATCAAACATATTAAAAATAGAGTTTGATATCAATATATAAATGAGTGGTAATCATTTAGCTCCTGGTATTAACTTTTACCAATACGTAAATCATGCGTGGTTATCAAGTCCTGCAAATCAAATCCCTTTAGATTATTCATCTTGGGGTGGATTTACAAAATTATATGACGAAGGGTTAATTAATCAAATTGACATTGTGAAAAATTTGGAAAACAAATGTGTTTCGGAAGAACAAGAGAAAATTTTTGCCATTTGGAAGGCATCGGAAAAACGTTTTCAAACATGGAATGACAAAACGAGTAATTGTGATCCCATTAAACAAGAATTGAACACATTGAATGACCATTTCACCAATGATGATTATATTAAAAATTTGGCAAAATATTTGCATTATGGTCAAATTACTGGGATTTCCAATGTACTTGATTTTGATAGTGGGAGTGATTTGAAAAATGTGAATAATGTGGTGTTGGACTTTTCTATTTCAGGTTTGTCTTTACCTTCTCAAGAATATTATAAATCTAAGGAATTCGAAGATAAGAGAACAATGTTTAAAGAGCATTTGACTAAAATAAAGAGTCTATTAGAACCTTTTTCCGTATCATTGAATGATCGTTTTGAAGATCATGTATTGGACTTCGAAGCAAAAATAGCTGATTATACTATGAAACCGGATCAATCGCGTGAATATGATAAATATTATACCAATAGTACATTAGATGGAATCGTAGAAAATATAAATGAGTTAAATAGTTTGCCAAATAAACAAGACAATTATGAAGAAGGCGATCGTAATTACATGTTTGATGATGTTATGAAGGAAAAATTTCAAGTCCTTTTTACAGAATTATGTGATCATTTTGACTTTAAAACAATATTGGAACATAATTACGATAAAAATTTTGCACATAGTTCCAATCCTCCTGATAGTAAATATCAGATTACGGCATTTGATGGTGATGGTATTCGTAGATGTATGAAATTAATTTTCGACGAAAACAATTTCCCACAATATAAATCTTATATGCAATATAAGATTATCAAAAGTTTTCACGGATTTTGTACAAAAGAATTAGACGATGAATTTTTCGATTTTTATTCTAGAAAATTGGGAGGTCAAGAAAAAGAGAAACCAGAAGATAAACGTTCTATTGGTATTGTCAATTCTTATGCTGGTGAAATGATGGGCAAATTGTTTGTTGAAAAATATTTTTCTCAAACTTCCAAGACAAAAATGGATATGTTAGTAAAAAACGTCTTGTCTATTATGGATGAGTCTTTAAAATCAAATGATTGGTTAACGGAAAATACTAAAGAAAGGGCTATTCATAAATTAGGTACGTTTCGAAGCAAAATAGGATATCCTGACCAATGGAAAGACTATTCTGATTTTGATATTACTTTGGGAGATTCTTTGTATGATATTTCCAAAAAAGCGCGCAAATGGAGTTTGCGTGTGAATTTTTTTGAAAAAATTAATTCTATTTTGGATCGTGAAGAATGGAGAATGACTCCTCAAACAGTAAATGCTTACTTTATGCCTACCCAAAATGAAATTGTGTTCCCCGCTGCTATATTGCAACCTCCATTTTTCCATGATAGTGCAAAGAGTGTTGATTTTGATATTAGTGATGAATTGGCAATGGTAGAAGATTTGGACGTTGTTACTCCATGTAATTATGGAGGTATTGGTGCAGTTATTGCTCATGAAATTACTCATGGATATGACGATAAAGGACGTAAATTTGATGGAGATGGTAATTTGAATGATTGGTGGTCGGAAGAAGATGGACAATTGTTTCAGAAGAAGACGGAAATTATGGTGAGTTCTGTTGAAAAATATGTATATAAAGATGAAGAAAGTGGTAAAGAACACAAAATGAATCCACAATTGACTATGGGTGAAAACTTGGCAGATATTGGTGGTTTGAGTTTGTCGATGAAGGCATTGCTAAAACATTTGTCGGAAAAAAATGCGGACAAAACAAGAATTCGCGCCTCATTACGTGTGTTTTTCAAATCATGGGCCAACGTTTGGAAACAAAATATTAAAAAGGATCGACGTGTCATGTTGTTGGCAGTTGATCCTCATGCACCTACGGATTTCCGCGGTAATTTGGTGCAACATATGGATGAATTTTATGATGTGTTTGATATAACAGAAAGTGATCCTATGTATTTAGAACCAAAAGATCGCATGAAAATGTGGTAAATAATCCATAATTATATTACGGATTATTTATTTGAACTTAATTTGGTACAACTATAATTATTCCTCTTTTACACAGTATCCCAAGTTTTCAAGGTAACGTGAATTACAGATTAAAGGATATATACTACAATGAGTAGTAGAAGTGATAACAGGAGTAGTAGAAGGGATAACAGAAGAAGTAGTAGTAATGATAACACCAGAAGTAGGACAAGTGGTAGTACAAGGTTGGGGAGGACAAGTAGTAACACAAGGTGTAGCACAAGTTGTTGGATCAATATAAGAAGAATAAGTAGGATAACCATTAGAAGGAACAGGACAAGTTGTAGCACAAGTGGTAGTACAAGGTTCAGGAGGACAAGTGGTAGTACAAGGTGTAGCACAAGGATCACATGGATGGCAAGGTTTTAGTGGATGATGAAAATCATTGGAAAGAGTAATATCTAAATATTTCTTGGAGCAAGAATCAATATCACATCCTGTATATGTGTTAAATAATGAAGAATCAATCTTAATATATCTCATTCCTTGAAACATATAAACTTCTTTATCTAATGCACAAGTTACATCATGTGCTATACAGTTATTATTTACAGATCGTACTACAGCTTTCACAACATCTAAACATGCTGCACTAAAATAATAGTTGCCTGTTTTTTCTAAAATAATACTATTATTTACATTCTTATCGTTTTTAGTAACATCAATATCATTCATAAATAATACACAATCACTATATGCCAATTTGATTTCCATTTTCTTCTGATGTCCAGGGTCAATATCGCAACCAGTATAGTCAATGAGTCTAGAAGAATCAACGGTGAAAGACTTCATAGAAACACTATCGGACATTTTTTGCGTGCTAATAAAATGTTTCATCATTTGTGTTACGTCTTGTGAAATTGTAGGATCGCGTATAGATTTCACAACTGCACTAATAACTTTTACTTCATTGTGAGCATAATTGTATATGCCAGTACTTTCTAAGAGAGTCGCAGTGGTGTAAGAGTAAGTAATAGGCACCATATAATATACTGTAATATATTATAAAATACAAAAAAAATCGTTAGCATATATGCTTTGCTTTTTCTAAATGATTATTCTAATGGTGTAAAAATATTATCCAAATAATCTTTATTTTTCATGGAATCATTATAACCACGTTCATATAATTCACTCAATGTAAAATTGAGTTTATTTAAATTAAAGAATGTATCAAAACTGCAATTAATTACTGCAACACGTGCATCTGTTACTTCTGTTTTGTTCTGTTTATCCCACAAATCGCGTTCAATAATAAGAGAAGGTGACGAAACATTTAAATAGGGGTAACTGTAAAATCCTCCATCAAAGGAAAACTTATTTCGATAAATATTGAAAGGTCCTCCGGTTACAAATGGAATATGCGAACTAGCGATGCAACAATCTACTGCATCTTCCAATGAAACAAAATCATTATATACACATAGTTCTAATTTTGACTTGTCTAATACAGTGACACCTAAATATAATTTTTCAAGATCAAACATAGATTCATCATAATTATCCAATATGAAAGATTTCATTTTTTTTTCCAATTTTAATATAGATTTGATATTTTTGATATCTGTTTTCAAAATTTCATCAATAAATAGTTTGTCGTTTTCTTTCAAAGACAAAAAGAGTGAATTCCATGCACCTGCTGATGCACCTGAAAAAACATAATCTGACAAATCATAATGTTCCTTAATAAAAGAAGACACACCCATAAAATAAAATCCAAATAAACCACCTGGTGTGGTTATGATCAATTTCGATTGATTTGGTTCAAACATTTCGTTTAATGATGGATAATGTTGCGGTTTGTTGTTGTTCTTATACAACGTGAAAACTTTGTTATGAATGGAAAAAGAAGAAACACATAATAAAGCACTTATATATAATGACCACATTATGTATAATTAAAAAGAAAACTGTTTAATTTAGTTTTTCTATTTATTTTTTATAAGGTTGTTTAATTAAATGATACAATGATTTTCACATTTTCCTTTTTCACACATTTACATGCTGAAACCGACAATTCTTCACGTTTTTTTCGTGTTTTTCCACTTTCATTGTTGATTACAATATCTGATGTTTCCAAATCTTCTTTTTTTCTTTTGGAAATACTGTTTCGTTCATTCATGTCTTTTTCTATATGATCATAATTTGCTTGTATATAATCAATAATTTTGCTTTCAATTGCCCATTTGAAAAAATTCAATTGTCCAATCGTGGTTTCCATACAATTGTTTCCGTCATAAGGAATGGTAATACGCTCCCACCGACAAAATGGATCAAATCGTTTTTTGGAATAAGCCTTTAATTTTAATTTGTAATCATTATATACTTTGAATCGAGAAGGAACATATTTACCATTTCTTCTTATAGGCAAATCATATATGGTATAATATTTTTTTGCATAATTAGTAACAAACCAATCGACAATTCTAAGTGAAATATTTGATTCACCATTTATAATTTTCATCATTTCGTTGAGTTTTGATTTATCGGAGTAAAAATCCATCAAACATTTCATTAATAAGTCATTCTGTGTATGTAAATTAGTAGATTGTACGGAATGAAGTGACATATATGAGAATATTGAAATATTTATATTTATATAATTTTGCAAATAACTAATTAATGTGTATTTTATTACATACACATTAAATGATCAATATATGAATTATAATATTAACACGCTTAGTTACTGTAAGCAACACCAGCCATACCACTCATTACACGAAGGACGTTGTAACTGGTAGCATAGACACGGACCTTAGCAGTGGCAGTACCTCCAACAGTAGCGCTGGAAAGAACAAGCTGAAGGGTAGCATTGTCAATACGGGAGAAGTTGCAGCTTCCAGAGGGTTGGTGTTCCTCAGGGCGAAGAGCAAAGGAATATACGTTGATACCGGTATCGGGGTTACGGGTGTGGTGTTGGAAAGGTTGGACAACGTCGAAGTAGGTACCCTCACGCTCAGAGAAGCGGTCTTGGCCGTTAAGTTGAAGCTTAGCGGTGACAACAGGGTTCTCACCCCAACAGTGCATGTCAAGAGCAGTCTCAGAAAGAACGAATGTACCAGCATCAGATACGAAGGAACCTTCATCAACACCTCCTTGACCGGTTGTCTCAGCACCGAATACACTGTAGTTATGACCAGGAGGGGCAGGAGTATCAGACCACTCAGAAGGTTTGCCAGTTAAACCTTCAGATCCCATAGCTCCAGGGTCCTGGAAGAGACCACCGCTGGTGATAAAAGCATTAGCACCAGATGTCTCAGCAGGTCCGCCGAAGGCATGGACAGCGTTGGGAAGAGCATCAATGGCATCGGTATAGTTGAAAGGTTGAGCACCAAGAGTCTTGTATAGAGTCTGGCCACCCTCAAGAGAAGCACAGTAATCTACGTTAGCATCAGGTTGGACAACCCAGATCAACTCCTTACAAGGGTGGTTGAAATTCAACTTGATCTTGTTGGAAGAGGAACCAACAGACTCGTCACCAGTGAATTGAAGTTGCTCAATCAAGTACTCGTGAGGGTTCTGGGCCATCTTGCGGCGCTCATCGGTGTCAAGGAAGACATAGTCGATGTAAAGGGAAGCAGCAACAAGAGATTGTTGGTAGGCAGTAGAAACGGAAACAGTACCGTCACTGGCAGTACCAGCAAGGGTGCTTACAGCCCACAAGCACTCACCAATGGGGCGGAAATCAATGTTGATCTTGACCTCGTGGTATTGAAGGGCAATAAGAGGAAGAGCAAGTCCAGGGTTGCGGCAAAACCAGAAAAGAAGAGGGATGTAAAGGGTGGTCTCAGGAAGAGCCTTGCGAGGAGCACATACCTGGGAAGGACCTCCAGCAGAAGCACAGGGTCCGCTGATATCAGCGAAGGAAGGATCGGTGATGTAGGTAAGTTGGGTGGTGTTACCGATCATCTGGAAGTAACCACGTTGCTGTTCAGCAGACATGGTAAGTTGGTTCCAGATGTGCATCCAGTCACCGTATTGACGGTCGATGCGTTGGCCACCAATCTCAACCTCAACTTGGGCAATAAGTTGCTCACCAGGGAAATCTAACCAACGGGCAAATACACCCTGGGGACTGCCAGAGGATGGTTTCATAGCTTGGTTGATCTCAGGAAGAGTTACTTGAAGATAAGTGCGGTAGCAAAGATCACCGTTTCTGCTGATGGTACATGTTACGCGGCGACCGAAATCGGCTTGACCAGAGAAAGTCTGCTCAATAGATTCCATAGCGAAGTTGGTATGGCGTCTGTAAGACACCTTCCAGAAAGTAATTTCGGGGGTTCCAGTAAGGAATACGTCTTGGGCGCCATAGGCGACGAGTTGCATAAGTGCTCCAGCCATTTCTTATATACCTTCACTATAGAAAAAAATTTTGGATTTTAATTAAAAATAAAAATAAAAATAAAAATAAAAAATAATAAAATTTACAGAAATTATAATGCAAAATAGTGTATTATGGTGTAATTTTTAAGTGATTTATTACAAAAAATTAAATTTATTACTTTCAATGAATAAATTTAAAAAAACAATAAATTCCTAAATGTTTAAACACTCGGTCTATCGTTTGGTTTTTCATTATTGAAAACCCCTTTTTAAGCGATTTTTATTTTTGACATCATACATGGTATAATATTGTGAATAATATTATTTGGTATGCTCTAAAATATCCATATCAAAGTTCGATTGGATAAATTGGTCTAAATAATTTTCATCAAATACTTCTTTTTTTCCTTCATGTTTTTTTGTGAAAATAAATTGTTCATTTTTCTTTTTTATGCTCCAACCTTTTTCTAAAGCATTCATTAAAAATACCATGATTTTTAATTGTTTTGGATGAATATTATTTGGTTGATAATGAACGTGAATTTGATTTTCGTTGTTCATTAGTATATTGTGTTTGCATACTTAATTTTTATGATTCTTCTTTATTGTTCGTCTTTTTTTGGTTTTTTTGTGTCCCTTCTTTTTGCGAGAAATTTTACGACGCTTTTTTGTTTTTTTGCCACCTATTCGTGTTGTTGTTGTTTCTGTCCAAATTTTACCATTTTTTTTAATAAGATATCCTCCGCTATCTGACATATACAAAACACCTGCTTTTAGATTTATACCACCATCTGCCAATAATGTTAGCAAACTAGCTCTTACAAATGAAGGTCTATCACCGTTACATAATAATTTAGGACCATTTCCCAAACCTGTAACGCCATTGGTTATTGAATTTAGTTCTTGAGAAAAATCGCCCATAAATTTTCTTGATAGTGCAGCCATTATTAATTTCATTAAATCACCACTTTTCAATATATTATCTAAATTATTCTGCTCTGCAACTGGTAATTTACTCGCATAGTTTTCAATTTCACGTAATACTTCTGAAAATGAATTATTAGCCGAAAGAATATTTAACGTTGTTTTACCTATGTCCACGTTTATCTGAGGACCTATAAAAAAATCTTTATATCGTAATGAATATGATAATATTGTTTTACCACTTTTTTTATGAATTAATTCCATAGTAAAAGCAAAAATGGTAGTACTATCATCCGTTGGTGTTTCTGTTTCAATTGAAATATTCAAATTATCTTTAACAATATTTGATGCGTCTGTTCCACCTGTACATGATCCAAATGAACCTTGAGAATCTAATATAGATGTTATTGGGCATTTTATATTAAATTTATCAGTATAAGATCCTGTCGTTAATAGATTAACTATTCGTTTATCATCATACTTAGTAGTCATCGCATTATTGATAATACTAACTGCTGGCCTGCTACTCCCTCTCTCTACGTTTGTTTGATAATTTTTGTCTATATTTTCCCATTCAGATGGGTTATTAATTTTAAACCATTTTCCATCTTGTATTCCTTTGTCGCCAACTGTAAAATAAGGTAATTTAGTTTTTTCTTGAAGAAATTGAGTAAAAGCTTTATATAATGCATCATCTAATCCAGATGGACTTCCACCACTTGCTACCTTATCAATAAGTTGTTTTTCAGTAAGAAAAATTTTACCATTATTTATATTTTCAATTAATATTTTTTCTCTTTGTGCGTCATTTAGATGAATTTCTTCGGTTGTTAAATTACCGCGTAATATCTCATTGACTTTTGTACAAACACTTTTAAGTATATAATTTACATATTTTTTCGATTCAGATGATAAACTACCAGGTGTGCCACTATCTCCTTCTGCATAAATAGATTTAAGTGTATGAATATTCTGAAAAATCTTGTTATATCCAACCGAAGATATAGTATTTATTACTTCTTTAACTATATTTAAATATTTAGATCCACCTCGTCCGTCTCTTCTTTTCCATGCGTTAAGAAGACGGTTTTTATTATTGTCAAATTCTCTATTCATGGGTGTTTCAACCTTTTCTTTGAATTTACTAAAATTTTTTTGTTCTAATAGATATTTATTTTGTACAGGTGACTCGGTTTCATTATATGTAATATTTTGTAATTCATAAAAAAATTTATTGGATTGTTCTAAAGATTTCTCTTTAATTGTAGTCAAGAACTCATCTTGGTCAGTTATCTCACCAACACCAACATTAAAATTTGTTTCATAATTGGTTAAAATACCGCTAACATTACCATCTTTGTTACTATATATCCTCTCTTTTAAATTTAGACCCATTTTTACTTTTTTTTTTCCACCAACTATTTCATCTTCATCTTCATCTTCACCTTCACCTTCATCTTCACCTTCATCTTCATCTTCATCTTCATTTCTATATGCATATACATCAAAAATATTTTTTTCGCCATCAATTCCAGCAATCTTCAAGCGAATTCGATAAATTTCATTCAAAATGCCATTTTTTTGTCTATTGTCTAGATTTAAGAATTGATTAGTTTCCTCATTCGTATATTTATTTACAAAATAATAAAACAAACTATCTTTAATAAAATTACAATTGTTTATAGAATAAATTGATAATGTATTATTAATATTTTTAATAAAATAAATAACAGCATATCGATAAAATTGATAAAATTTTACACTTTCAGGAAAATTTAATTCTTCAAATGTTTGAATTAAAAATTGAAAAACGTTTAATAATTGGTCGTATTCAGTTACTGTTTTATTTGTAATATTTTTTTCGTCTTTTAGTTTTTCATCTTTTAGTTTTACATACTCTTCAGACATTATATCATCTTTCGGCATTAAATCCGTATTTTCATCAAATATTTTTGGTCTTTCTCTCGGAATATCTATTTTACCACCTTCATGTGTTATGTTGATTACAGTGTATTCAGTATCAGGAATAACCTCATTGGTGTTACTATGCGATGTAACATACATTCTATTTTCATCAATATTATTAACTATTTCTTGAATTCCATTTATACACTTTCTTATTGATTCTTTATGCGATCTAGTATAAATTTGATTGTCTCTCACCATATCAACGCAACCGAAACCTCCTGATCCAAATTTTTTAACAAATTGAGAGTAGTCACTTTTTATAATAGTATTAAAATCGTCATCTGCTACGGTATTTTCAACCTCTTCGATATCTTCAACCTCTTCGATATCTTCAACCTCTTCAGTAGCACCAGTGAATACTGTAGAATCAACAACTGTAGAATTAACAACATTCGTGTTTAAAATATCTGATGTACTATCTTCTTCCATATTTACATATTTTTCTATTTCATTATCATCTGTATTTTCTAATGTATCACCTCTATCAATGTAGTCTGTATATTCACCATTTCCACCTCTCGTGATGTCGAATTGGATATTGAATAAAGATAGCAGTCTATTATTTAAAGAAGCTAGACGATCTCCCATAGATGTCGGATTAAAGTCATGACACGGTTCATGTCCAAAAATATTTCTAATTAAAAAATTAGCTAATTTTTTGTTTATTACAATCGTTGATGACATCGATATTATATATAAATTTGCAGAAATTATTTATTCATTTAAACAAATTAGTTTTTCAACAAAATACATAAAAAATAACATATAATTTTTCATATTGAAGTTGAAGTTGGGATGAGCAAACTGACAAAAAATGCTCAATTGAAACAAATTACGTCATTGGACGAAAAACATGACGAAATGTTAGAGAAATTTTATAACAATGAACATAAACAAATACCTAAATTAAAAGAAGAGATCAAAAAACTAAAAGAAGAATTAAAACAATATTCAAATGAGCAAATTGACAAAATCTTGGACATACAAGATAAAATTTCAGAAAAGAAAGATATTATCAAACAAATGCAAAAAGAAAAGAAGAAATATTTATTGGACAATTCAAGATTCATTTTTGATTATTTTGAGTCCAAGAAACAAATATCCTCGGGGGAACAAGCACAAAATGTCAAGGTATTGAATTCCTTTTTTAAGGTAAAATCTACTAGTGATGAAAGAAGTGATCCTGATAAATACAATCAGTCCAAGAGAATGTATCAAGAATACTGGAAAAATGTAAATAATGAATTTACCAATCCGCAAGACTATATTTTGTCCTGTGATATTTGTACAGTATGCGAGAAGGGGGAAATGGTTCCACAAGATGAAGATGGTATTATGATTTGTAATAATTCACAATGTGGTCAGTTCATTACTTACATTGTGGATAGTTCCAAACCAAATAATAAAGATCCACCTAATGAAGTATCTTATACAGCCTATATACGATTGAATCATTTCAAAGAAATATTATCACAATTTCAAGCAAAAGAAACAACGCAAATACCTGATGAAGTGATTGATGCCATTCGCGCACGTATTAAAAAGGAACGTATAACGGATATGAAATTAATCAATTATGACAAAATGCGCGAAATATTGCGAAAATTGGGTCTTAATAAATATTTTGAACATATTCAATATATTAATTCAATATTTGGTGTAAAACCACCGATTATGAATGAAGAATTACATGAAACACTATGTGTATTGTTTATAGAAATACAAAAACCATGGGCAATACATTGTCCGGCAAATAGAACAAATTTTTTCAATTATACTTATACTTTGTATCAATTATGTACCTTATTAGATCAAACACAATATTTACCTTATATTCCTATGATGAAAGATAGAGAAAAACAATTGGAACAAGATATGATATGGAAAAAAGTGTGCGGTGATTTGGATTGGGAGTTTTTCCCTACTGTATAAATAAAATATATTATATAATATATTATAAATATGTACAATATATTATTTCATGTTTCAGGCATTGCCATATTAGAAATATGCTTTTATTTTTATTATATCGGTCCCATGGAAACGAAAATTTTTGAAAAAGTAGTTGGAAAATTGGCTACAGAAATGGTGCAAGTAGTGGGAAATAATATGAACTTGTTAGAAGACATTGCTACAGAAAATATAAGTTCATTAACACCTTCATCACCTCCCTTTTCCTTGGAAAATATACTTAATGAATCACCTAGTATATCGACCGTCATGCATAACCGATTTTTACAAGATAATTCTGAATATGATTTAGCAGGTTTGAATCAAAATATAATTTCTGGAATTTTTCCTGGTTTAACAAACGATAATAATAACACTGCTGCGAATGATGCATATATGGAAAATCTAAAAAACAATGCTATTGAGAAAAGGGAAAAGAAAAATCATAAATTGTTTATAAATATTGTTGAATATTGGAGTATATTGGCAGGAGTAAGTCTTTTTATTTATATAATAGAACATAAATACAAAATATATAAGAAATTAAAAAAAGAAAGAGGTATTGTACCTGTAACATCAGAAGAAGATGATATTGAAATGCAAAATATTGTACGTTACAGAAAAGGATCTGATACTGAAGAAACACTTTTAAATCAGGAAGAAAAAAATGTATATTGCACTAAAAATTGTAAGCAACGTTTAGGTTATATATTACATTACATATTGTTTGGTTGTTGTATTATTGGATTTCAATATTTATTTTTTGAAAATGTTGTATTGAAATATGACCCATTATCTATTCAGGAAGTAAAATACTTATTGTATTTGGAATTTCGACCACTATTAATACAATTGGGGTTTTAA